GAGCAGCCCGGTAACAGTCTGGCTGCCGGTCAGGGTCGCGGTGGCGGTGGCGCCAGAGCCGGTCGTGTCGCGCGGGTCATTGAGCAAGGTGATGTAGGGTGCCGTGATATAGCCGGCGCCCTGATTCGTGATCGTGACGCCGGTCACGGCCCCGGCGCTGATCGTTGAGTAGCCGGTGGCTGGAATGCCGCCGGCGGGCGGGGCGGCAATGACGACTGTCGGCGGATAGACGTAGTTGCTGCCGCCGGTGGGGATCGTGACCGTGGTTGAAACGGCCCCGCCGACGATAGCGACCCAGGTTGAGCTGCCGGCAGATGGCGTGACGGTTGGCGCGGAGGTGTAGCCCGTGCCAGCATTGGTGATGACCGCGCCGATCGCGCAGCCGGTCTGGTTGGCAATGCGGTAATTGTTGCCGTCCGAGTCCAGTTGAATGAACTGGTTGTTGCCCCATTGCTGGGCACCGATCGGCAGCCACGTATTGGTCGTCGGGCTGAGCACCTGGACCGATAGCGCCGGGCCAAGCGTGATGTTGAAATATCCAGACGGGACCGTGAAACACTCGCCCGGCTGCAAGCCAAACTGCGGTGCGCCGATCTGGTTGTAGGGAAGGCTGATGCCAACTCCACCGAGACGATTAGGCATTCTGGTCTGTCCTCTAGATCAGTGGTTGGCCGGCATAAGCACTCTGAGACGCCACAGCGGGCGGCGGCGGCGGGCTGCCGGCCCAGGCTGGCGATTGCAGTCCGGTGAAATGCGCGCCCGAACTTGGCTTCATGCAGCACATATTCAGCGCTGTAACGACGACGCCGATCGAGGCAAGCTGCCCTTGCGGAATCATCGATTCGAATCCGGTAAAATAATTAGTTTGTAACGAGGGGTGCATGAACATCGCCAAATACCGGCTATTGATCATATACATCTCGCCAACCGGACAGAACGGATCGCTGAAGATCGGCGTGTCCAGCACCCGGATGGCGCGGAATCCGGCATTCACCACATCGCCACGGCCGTAACGGCTGCGCGGGTCGGTGTTGAAAATCTCGGCACCCATGAAATCGGCCATCAGGGTTGCCCAGTTGACCGGATTCATTATGATGAAATCAGGACTTTCACCACCCGCACCTGTCTGGACCTTCACCAATGCCTGAGCAATGCCAAGCCGGTTCGCTATTGTTGCCGAATTTGGATAGTACTGTCCCTGCCAGTAACCGTTGGTGCGCGGGATGCCCCCGTACGTCGCGGTGTTGGTGCCGTTATCGTAGGCCCCAACTAGAGAATCTAGTGCCAGAGGATTCTGCTGATAGGAATACAGCGACGTTGCCAGGGATTGCTTCATGACAACGGCGGCGTCGGACGTGACCGCCCGCAGCTTCGGGATCACGACTTCCGAGGATTGAATGATCGATTCCATCCCGAAGAAACCGATCGGCACCATGCCAGCCTTCAAATTGAACTGCGCATTGTTCAGGGCGACCTGATCCTGCGGGATCTGGAAGTCACCACCGAACCCGCCCCACTGGAACGATACGAAGCTCGACCCCTGCACCGGGAACGTGATTTGCCCGACACCACCCATCGCCGCCTGGGTATTTGCTAACAGCAAAGAAAGGAGCGGGTGCGCCTGATAGACCTGCACGAAGACTGAAGGGATGATCGCCCTTCTGGTGATGTAGCTGAGCTGTTGACCGGTAAGACCGCCAGGAACGAGACCTCCGCTGCTCGGGCCGGTAAATTGCGTAATCGAACCTGACATCTATCGGTCGCTCCTAAACGTTGCCCAAGCGGAGAAACTCCGGGTCGCGGAGAATCGACTTCACTTCGTTGGTCTGCCAATCTTTCGGGTCTTTGCGCAGAGCCGCCCATTTCTCATCGCCACTATGGGTTCCATACGGGTCGAGCGTGTCTGGCATGTAATCATAGCCGGCGGCGGGCGGCGGCTTGGGGAGACTGTCGGCGACGAACGCGGCGGCGGATTCAACATCTGGATTGTTGTTGTCGCGCATCCGCTGCATGACGCGCTCCATCATATCGTCTGACAGGCCGCGCTGCTTTTTGACGTTCTCCATCCGCGCGAGCAATGCCGCTTCGGCCTGCTTCGCCTCACGCGCCGCTTCGGCTTCCTCACGGGCCTTCCATTTCTCTTCCAAAGCGGCGACCCGCGCCCGTTCTTTTTCCAATTCGGTCATCAGCGGCGCCATCAGCGCCTCGCGGCGCTCGCGCAACGGGAATACCGCCGTCGGGTTCAGCGTCTTGACCAAATCCTCGGCGCGTTCTGCGGTGCGCGGATCGCCCAGCATCTGCTCCAAGAGAGCGGCGCTGCGGCGGTGCAAATCTTCAGTTGTGCCGCTCATCGGCTACGCCTTGGTCGGGCTTTTGCCGACATGCTCAATCGAGCCGACGCCCGACGAGAACCCAGGCATACTGGCCCCATTCGCGCCGATATCCATCATCGGAAACGGAACTCTTTTCATCAAAGGATCGGCTTCATTGATCGTCGTCACGTAAGGCGCAAACGGCCCTGGTGCGGAATTTTTGCTGTCAGCCATTGTGGTCTCCTATCCTGGTGATGCGACGCCGCCTGGGGGCGGCATGGCTGGTCCGGCGTTAGGGGGCGGCGCCATTGGCGGCGGCTGCGCGCCCTGCTGCTTCATGCCGGCCATCTGCTGGGCCAGCATTTGCATCTGTTGTTGCTGCGTGACGGTCTCCTTGATCTCGCCCAAAACTTTGGTGAGGTCGGTGGCCATCTTCAGAATCTTTTGATGAAGTTCTGAACCCATCGGCAGCGCGGGAATCGATTCGCCGATCAACTTGCTGGCCATCGCGAGCTTGGTCGCGGCCTGCATCACGTTGCCGGGGTTGCTCTGAGGGATGGTGTGCGGCCCGACATTGGCCGGCGGCGCCTGCATCCCAGCCCCGCCACTTGGCGGCGGCATACCGGGAGGCAATCCGCCTTGCGGGACTCCTGCAGGCATAGGCCCTAGCGCCACGCGAATCTCCTATTGGGGCGAAGTGACGCGCCCGCTGACGCAAGGCGCGTCAGCTTCAGTTAGCGCTTGTGTTTCCGGCCGCGACGCATACGCATTCCAATCATCGGGATTCTCCATGTGTTCATCCCGAGCAATCCCAGGGATGGTCTCAAACGATGAGACACGCATTTCTTAATCCATATTTTCAACAAAGGTCAACAATCTATTGGAATCGTTGATAACGACAATGTTTATGGCGCAATACGCCCATTATCGTTGATCGAACGCGATGGCGGTGCCAGATTCATCCTGTCAACGAAGGGGAATAAATCAGTGTTCATTCGGTATCTTACGTTCGCGACCGTTGTCGGTGTGGCGTGCAACGTCCACGCACAGACATGGAACAGCCGGCCAAACGTCCTCGGTCAGCCCGAATTCGGCACCACCACGACAAACGGGTTCGGGCAACAGTGGCACAGCCAGATGAATGTCACCGGCCATCCGGAGATGGGATCAACAACCACCAGCTCGACCGGAACGGTCTGCTCCACGATGCAGAACGTCACCGGCCATCCCGAGTACGGCATCACGACAAGGTGCCGTCAGCGCTAGTCGCCAACAAGGAACAAAGAAAATGCCAACCTATCAGAGCGGGAACTATTTCCTGCTTACCGGAAATTCTCAGTCCTTTGACCTGCCCAACCGCTATGGCGATCCGGCGGGCGCCGTTTTCACACTCGATGGATCAAACGACTATCTCGGGTTGAACTGGGCAAACGATTACAGCCTCACGGTTTACGGCTCGAATGACACGATCTGGTCGGACGATAGCAACATCTCGACGCTGGTTCTGCATGGGATGCACGACAGTTTCACGGCTTATCCAGGCGGGGCGCCTGCAACCGTCCTTGGTCTGAACGTGACTGACACAATCGACATCTACGGTTTTTTTGCCTTGCCCAATGGCACTGAGATGGCCAACGGGGCGCACCCGACCGCAACATCGCTAGTGTCTGATGGGGATGGCGGCTTTTTGCAAAAGATGTATGGCGGCGGCAGCATCGATTTTGTCGATACCAGCAAGGCGGGGATTCTCGGCGCGGACGTGATCGCGGGGACGAGGTATTAGAAACACCCAACTATTTTTTCTTGTGGCCTTTTTCCAGTAGCTCGGGGTGTTGGGCGATAAGCTGAGCGGTCTCGATCTCTTTCCGCTCAGCATCCTCCACCAGCTCGTCCTCCATCGGGGCGCCAACCATCTGAGCCACGCGCTTGGGCTGAGCCGCGCCGATCTTCGCCAGAGCAAACGCGAGTTCCTGGTTCTCGTGACGGAACGCCGGGCTGGACGAGTGACTGTCAACGGCAATGCGGGCGTTCTCGGCGATGTCGCGGAACTGGAAGCTGATCGGCATCATCCCCGGTGCCGGCGGCTCCAGGGACGGATCAACCTCGGTGTCGGTCTGGATTGATTTCTGCGACGGCAGCACCCAGGCCGTCATGACCTCATTCGATTTGGCGCGCAGCATGTCGAACATCAGCCCGCCGCACCGTTCCACCGACCGCTCAATCTTCAGCGCGGCATCCAGATGCCGCGCGGCGCCGGTTCGCAGCAATGTGTCGGACTGGCCTTGGCTTCGAACGGAACCCTGGCCCTCGCCCTGCAGGATTGGCGGAAAGCCGCCGATAATGTCGAACATAGAATTGATTTCCTGGAAGGATTTCCAGATGTCGGGCGGGACTTCCTTGGAGAAATCCTGCACCTTGGCGTTGGGCGAGCTGTCGGTGAAATAGCCGCCCGGCTTGTTGAGTTTCGCGTAGGCGTTCTGATTAATCGCGCTGGAACCCGAGAACATCCGCGCGGGGTCTTCTTGCATCCGCAGCATCCGGTTGATCCCGTCGATCCTTTTGTTGAGGCTGCGCTGTAGCAGGGCGACGAGGTAAACGAAGCTGATGCCCCAAAAGAACCCGTCCAGCGGCATCGCGCAATACTCGATGAAACCATGTTTGCCCCGCAGCGGATTCTTCTCATCGGGCGTGCCGCGCTGGGCCAGCGCATCGTGCGCAAAGGCGTTGAACAAAATTTCGTCGCCGAACACGATCTGATCACCGAGCAGCGTCACCGTTGCCCAGTCGTCCTGATCATCATTCCAGACCCATAATTCATCGAGCGGGACAAGCTGGTCGACCACCGCCGCCTGCATGGACGGCTGGGGCGCGAACAGATGCGTGACGGTCGCGCCGCCCGTGGTCGGCGACGTGTCGCCCGGCTGGAACGGGTAGAGACCGCCGACAATGATCTGCTTCAGAAGCGAGTTGGTTTCCTCGCCGCCGCGGCCACGCACCTGGAGCGCATCGACGGCCTTCATGAGAGCGTTTTGTTTGGCGGGTGAAAGGCCAGAAATAATCTGGCGGAATCGGGAGCGGGTCGGAAACGTCGTGTGAACAAACGCTTCCTGGCGCTCGAGAGAGGCAATGGACTCGTTATACACACCGAACATCTCGGGCTGGATCAGATAGGATTCGAAACCGCCACGACTCCACACCATTTGCTGGATGGTTTTGCCCTTGATCAGCGACCACAAAACCAGATCAGAAATCGCATCGTCCACATCGTTGCTGACCACGTGCTGAAGAAGCGCCGACGACGCGGCCATCCCCTTGGACCGTTCGGCCGGGCTGACCTGTCCGAAATATTCGCAGCGAAATCTCAACCCCACGGGCGAATACAGGACGGCGAGAAGATCGCGGATGTAGTCCTGCGTCCGCAGAAACGTTTGCGGGACGCCGTTGTCATCACCGGTCAGAAAAACGTTTCGAAAGGCCAAACCGCGCTGAATACGCTCAGATCGCGACGCAACGCAGGCTTTGACAATCTCGGCGCATTGCTCAGCCCGTTCGCGGCGATCGGATCGAATTCTCATGCCGCGAGATGTAGCATGACATCAGCCGCTTATAGAACGATCCTGATCCCTCTATCCGTGGATGACCGTATGCTCGGGCACCGGGCTTGAGCCGGGCGGGCGATGCTTGAGGATCGGATCAAGCGCCGAACCAGAATCCGCCTTGAATTGTGCGACTGAAGCCGGCGCCTGTTGTGGCTGGCCAAATATGCCGCTCATGTTGACCTTGGCCGTGCGTGTGGCAGGCTTCTGCTGTTGCGACCCCCAAAAACTGTCCGCCTGTTTTTGCAGATGCATCGGCAGTTTGGGTGCCGTCGATTCGCCGGGCCGATAGACCGCGCCGGGCCGGCTGGCATCCTGGATGTCGCTCATCCCATGGTCGGCCATGGTGATTTCCATCGCGCGGTCATAGGCTTTGGTCTGCACATTCGCGCCCACGATGCCCGGCGCCCTGCCGGCGCCGACATCCATGCCGACATCGGCTTGATACGATGCCTTCACTTTGCCCTTGCAGCTCTTCTTTGGACAAGCCGGGGTCTTCAGCCTCGCCGGGTCTGCGGTCAGGCGGTCAACATGGAAGCGCGTGGCGCAGGCCCGGCAGCGGAAGAAATGACGGTATCTCTGGCGATCATCGATCATGAAATTGCCCCGGCGGAATCCTGTTGCTGCGACTATATATGTCACGAGCTTTATCGGGAGCGATGAACAATGGCAACGGCAAGCGGCATTCGTATCTTTGGCAGCGGCGACTCCAATATGATCGGTCCCGGAGGCTGGGCGTGCGGGCTTATCAACGCCGTCTGTTTACAGTCGAAGGGCGCTCTGATGTGGGCCGGGACGGACGGCGAGAGCGGCCAGACCAGCGAAACGATCGTCACCAATATGGTTCAGCGCGTGCTGCCCGCGAAGCCGGACATCGTGCTGCTGATGGTTGGCACCAACGACGGCTCCGACCTCACGCAGACCTGGATACCGACCGGGGTGAAGCAAATCCGATCGATCGGCGCGACCTGCGTGCTCTGCACGATCTATCCGCGCAACACGAGCAACGGCAACACGACCTCGGTCAACGCCTGGATCAAGTCCTTCATGGCGGCGAATACTGATGCCGGTGTTGTGCTCGCGGACGTAAACGCGGTCCTCGACAACGGCCAGGGCGGCTGGGCCGACCCCGCCGACTGCGCGCCCGACATGCTCCACGCCTCGATGCAGGGTGCGGCCAAAGCGGCGGCAGCGGCGCTCGCGGTGATCCTGCCGCTGTTGCCGGCCGGCGAGGCGGTGCCCGTACCAACCGACAACGATCCGCGCAACCTGATCGTCAACGGCAATTTCGACCAGGGCAGCCCAACGACCGGGGTCGCGGCCAACTGGACGTTGGAAGGATTTCACACTTCGATCAACATCGCACCTTCGATCGGCGTGCCGGCGCCGGGAACGTTGAACGGCAACTGGCAGCAGATCGCCATGCCGTCCGCGTCGTATTTCACCCTGGCATCCACGAAGATGACCAATTTGGCCAGCCTCGGCTCACAGGCGGCACTCAGCCTGCGGATCAAGACCGTAGGCATCGAGGCGAATGCATCCAACTCGCTGTCGATCAGCCTGATGGATCAGAACGGCGCGTCGATCATGGTCTCACCTTGGGAGAATGGTCCGCCAAACTTCAACAACGATTTCGCCGACACAACTTGGTATCAGGAATTTCCGATACCTGCTGGCACTACGTCACTCCAGCTTTGGGTGTCGGCCAACTGCGACTCGGCCAGTTCGCCGATGACGGTCGAGATTGGTGAGGTGTTCCTGCACCCGTTTATCAGCTCGTCCGCGACCGCAGTGCCGGTCACACCGACCGCACCCGTCACGACCACACCGGCGACACCTACAGAGCCAGCCGCGCCCGCCTCGACCTTGGCCGATACCGACACGATCGCGGTCTCGACTGGATCGGGACTGGTGATCGTCTCCCTGGCGGAACTGAAAGCCTATTTGGCCTAAATGACGATCCCCGGCGTCAGATACCTGTCCGGCATCCGCCATCCCAATGGGAGCGCGTAAAACCGCCATCCACGCGAAAAGCCAAAGCATTACGGAACCCATCCCTTGCGCAACGAATTACCGAGCAAAATGGGAGCGCTGGTCAGACTCGCGGCGCCGGAGAGCGCGGTCTGGTTGCCGGTGATATCGGCTGCGTACGCGTAGGACGTGGTGTAAGACGTTGGACCGCCCGCCGCGTCCCATACGATCTGATGCGCGCCACCCTGCGCGTCGTTGAGCGTGCCTGAGTAGATGGAACCGGTATCCATCGAGGGCGCGGAGATGCAGAGCGCCACCGCAAGTGTGTCACCGGCCGAATAGGCCACGGTCAGCAGCGGCAGAACGTACGCCACGCTGACATTGGTTGACTGTGTGCTGAATGTTTGGGCGTTCTGCGCGAGAGTGCCCGCGAACGGCGAGAACACATAGTAAAGGATCGTGTCGAGATAGTTCGCGCTGCTATTATTTTCGTTCATCGCCAGCACGATCGAGCCGTCCGCCGGGATCACTGATCCGGACAGCATTTGCGCCTCAAGGCCAAACGTCCACCACTGATTGGTTATCGCGGCGATGTGGTTGCCGGCCTCAAACGAAACCTGGACGTATCCGGTCGCACCCGCCGTCGCGGTGCCGGACACCAAAAACTCGACGCCGGCCCCGGAGGCGCATGTGCCCACCCAACTCGTGGTTATGCCGTGCCCTGAGTCCGGATTGTTGACCGACCAATTCGTTGGCGGCGTGCCGGGTGTTCCGGCGACCATGCCGGCTCCGGTGGGATTGCGCACCTGATTGGCGTTCGCCACCCGCGCTGCGGGCGAGGTGAAAGTTGCCCCCGCAAGCCAGGATTGCGTGACCCGATAAGCGATCCCTGTCGCGTTCAGCCCGCTGCCCCCGTCCCAAAGCGGCCCCCAGCCGGACACGTTCGGGTCATCGTAGGTATACCAGCTATAGGAGCTCAGCCCGGCGGATGCGTTGAAGATCAGCCATTTGCTGGCGTATAACGGGAACTGGGCCGAGGTCAGTCCGGAGTTGGACACATTGCCGTAGCCGCCCTCGTCGCCAATAAACGGTTTAGATCCCTGTCCGTAATAAGCAAACATGGCCTGGAATGTGGCAAGCTGATTGGGGATCGCCTCGGCAGATGTCGTCGCCGGGGTGCTGCCATGCCCTGCGTTTTCGTAGGGATAGAGATGCACATCCATTACGTCGGCGTAGGCGCCACCGCCAGCCGCGAGATAGGTTTGCAGCCAGGGAAACATGCTGCCGCCCCATCCAGTCACCGAGGGCGTTGCCACCTTCGCGGTGGGGTCAATCGCATGGACCACGCTGTATAGGTTCGATGCAATCGCCAGCATCTGCGCCTGGGTTCCGCTCCACCAGATTCCAGCAAGATTGGCTTCATTCCACGCGCTGTAGATGATCCCATCACCGGCGTAGCGGCTGACAACTGCGGCCTGAAACGCATACAGCGCAGAGAGCGAGGTGGGAGGTTCGTCGGCACCCGCGTTACCGTTCGCCCATCCAGGCACATCGCCAAACGTATAGACAATCTGCTGGCCTCGCGCGATGCATTGCGCGACCTGAGCATCCAGACTGGTCCAGGTGTAAACACCACTTGATTGCTCGACGGCGAGCCATGATACGTCGTTGGGACCGGGCGCACCCTGTAAGCCGGATGCGTTCCATAACCGGCAAGTTCCCGCGAACACCTTTTGCGTTGTGGAAGCAGGGTATTGCAGGTTCATCCCAAAGCTGGTCGGGGTGAGCGTCTGCGCGTCAGCGGTGCCAATGAGAATCAAGAGCCAGAGCCACCTCATGCGATGCGGACAGCTTGCAGAGACCCACATGGACCGGCCGTTCCACCGGAGAACGATGCGTTTATATTCAGGTAGTATGTTGTGGTGCTGGCCACGGTAACGGCCGGATAATAAATCATCGGCGATTCGAAGCTTATTGGGCCACTTTGGCCATAACCATATCCGCCGGCAAATTGCGTCGTCCCTGGAGTGCCAGTGCCGTACGATGAACTGGCTATTCCGCCATATACATACTGCGCAGTGGTGCCGGCCGGCAGATTAAATGCCCATAACCCGGAAAGCGTCCATGTGCCAGCAGTGAGCGATACTGTCGTGATCGTTGACATGGTGCCGCTGGTCAAGCCTGTTGTGGCCGAACAAGCCACGGTCGACGTGAGAACCTGTCCGATATTGCCCGCCGCAGGCGCCGTTCCCCCGCCGCCTGGTATCTGCCCACGATTGAAGTTCGGCCCAGACTCACCGCCCGCGATTGCGGCCGTGGCGTAAAGCAGCCCAAGGGCAAGAACGATCTTTCTCATTGTGCCAGCCCGTAAATCGCGGCGGTGATCGTGCCGGTCGTATAGGTGAACGGCGTTGCGGCGGACGTTACCAGAACCACCGCCCCCGTCGATGCCGCGATGGGAACGTTCGTCGCGGTCCAGTCACAGAAGCCGGATGCGGGAAGAAACTGAAACCCCAGCACATTCGCTGCCGTCAACGCCCCCGTCGATGGTGCCGACGTGCCGTTGTAAAGCACGCAATATCCGGCCGTGGACGTGATGTTCTCGGCATGGAAATACTTGACCCCGCCGGTCGCTATCGTGGCGCTGGCTTTCAACACCAGGGATGTCACTGAGGCTGACGCGCTGACCGTGGGTGCGGCGGCGGTGACAGGGGAAAGTGCATTGTTAGTGATAGCCGTCACAACGGAGGCAAAATTTGCCCCGGTGCTGTCCACGACCGGCGCCGGCACACCGTTCGGCACACCCTGCACAGCCGTCGCACTCGTAGCGGACGTGCCCGCGGCCGTCACCGTGTCACTGCTCGGCACTGGCTGCCCCCAAGCCGCCGGACACCAGAGCAACAACCCGACTATTGAATACCGCACGAAGCTGGTCATTGGGTTCTTCTCGTCACTGGTAAAACGCTGGCAGGCTTGGCGTTGAGCGCGGCACCGAACAAACGATTAAATTACCATGCCGGGCGTCAGATAACCGTCCGGCATCCGCCATCCCAGCGGGACAGCGTGAATGCGTTCTCGGGTCTGCGGATCGGCCCAAAAGCCGGTGAGCTGCCAGCCTCGCACGGTCGGAACGCGCTGGCGCGTGATGCGCCAGCGGGCATACACGGGCGAATGAGACCCCAAATCCAGCTCAACCAACGTGCCGTCGTGCGGCGCGGTCTCTAGGTCCAGCCACGGGCGATCATTGTCAGCCGCAGGCGAATCCATTGGCGTTTCCACCACGGAAACGGCCAGCGCCGGCTCCATTGCAACAGGATCACTGGACTCAGCCCTCGGTCGTGCCATTTGTCTGTCTCCATTCCGCAACCATGTCTCTCGCATGGACGATGCCCGCCGGCAGAACTTGGTCGGTAACGACATAGATGTAGTTCGGATCGTCCATGAGCTGGATTAGCGCAAACCGCAAATCCGGATGCGAGACGTACCGATCGCCCAATGGGTTTGACCACGACGGCCGGATGTCGTTGACCGCCATACGTTCGATCATCTCGCTTGGTTCGAATCCTCGTCGCGGCGGGCAAAATACGTTTCAATGTCGTGCTGCAGGCCGGGCTTGTTCATCGCCAGCTCAACCACGCGATCTATGTTATAGCGGATATCCGTGACCGGGTTGTATCGCCACTTCCGCAGTATATCCCATCGCGAAATGTATTCGCGCCGGGCTTTGGGGCCGTGAAAACCATGCTCGATCGTGCCTCCGAGGAAACCAATCCGCTGGCCGACAAAATGTTTGGCCCGCGCCTGCCACGCGAGCTGCGAGGCGGTGAACTCGGGGCTGATATCAACCGGGAATGTTTCAGTTGCCCGGCCGATCATGGCCAGCGCCTGATTGTGATCCGCGCTGCCCAGGATCGCGTCGTCATAAAGACCCCCGATCTGGTCGATGATCTCGCGCCGGGCCGCCCAGGCATAACCAGGATGCCCGAACGTGTAGCCTTTGCGCCATGTCGGGTAGATCGGCTTGTTCTGGACAAAGAGCGAGCAGAAACTGGTGTGCAGCTCCAGCACCTCGCCGCGGGGACCAAGGTCAAGGGCGGTTTCCCACGGCTGAATCACGGCGAACTGCTGCAAGGCGTGGATGATGTCGACCGCCCAGGTTGGCGAGCGGAACATGATATCGGCGTCGATCCAGGCGATATACTCGGCACTGCGCGGCAGTCGTGACAGGCCGATATTGATCAGCGATTCCTTGTGCCAGCAGATCGTTGTGTGACGCACCGGCACGTAGTTGATGCGCGGGTCGAGATTGGCAAACATATACGCCCGCTCGCCCAGCGCGCACTCAACCAAGGTCAACGAGACGCCGGCGGCGAGTTGCTGGCGGCAGAATTCTTCGGTCAGTTTGACCCGCGAAGCGAACCGCAAGGGATTCGACACGACCGCAACCACATGCAGTTGCGCGGGTGAAAATGTCATAACCAATGATCCTGTACTGAAATCCGCCGCGTGAAGTCGCCCTATGGTATCAGGCGGCGGTATTGGCACACCAGGGGAGAAACGGATGTCGTGGCGATTTCACATTCTCGGCATACCACACACTGTTACCAACAAGGATTATGTGGCTTGCGCCTATACCCAGAAGGTTCTGCGTCTGTGCGCCATGCTGAAAATGCTCGGCCACACGGTTTATCATTACGGGCACGAAGATTCGCACGTTGCCTGCCATGAGCATATCACCGTCACCCGCCGCGACGACCTTGCCAAAGCCTATGGTGATCACGACTGGCGGCGTGACTTTTTCAAGTTCGATCAGAGCGATCACGCCTACCGGACGTTCTATGCCAACAGCATCAGCGAGATTCACCGGCGCAAACAGCCCAGGGATTTCCTGCTTTGCATGTGGGGCACCGGGCACAAGGCGGTGGCGGACGCGCATCCCGATCTGATCGCGGTGGAGCCGGGCATCGGCTACGCCGGCACGACCTTTGCGCCATTCAAGGTGTTCGAATCCTACGCGCTGTATCACGCAACGGCCGGGCTGTTTCATGTGCAGAATGCCTGCAACCTTGCGCACTACGACGTGGTGATCCCGAACTATTTCGACCTCGATGATTTTGAATTCGCAAGCCAGAAGGACGACTATTTTTTGTGCCTTGGCCGCATCCTTTCCAGCAAGGGCGTCCACATCGCGATCGATGCCATGGCGCATCTCGACGGCGAACTGATCATCGCCGGCCAGGGCGACCCCCTGACGCTGGTGCCGAAACTGCCGGACAACGTGCGGTTTGTGGGCTTCGCTGATGTCGAGACGCGCAAGAAACTGCTGACGAAGGCCAAGGGTCTATTTGCACTATCGCAATATCTTGAGCCGTTCGGCGGGGTGCAGATTGAGGCGCTGCTGTCGGGCACGCCGACCATCACATCGGACTGGGGTGCGTTCAGCGAAAACAACCTGCACGGCATTACCGGCTACCGGTGCCGGACCTTCGAGCAGATTGTGTGGGCGGGCAGGAACATCAACAGCATCAGCCGCCACACATGCCGCGAATGGGCGGCACTCAACTTCTCGATGGATAAAGTCGCGGAGATGTATGAAGAGTATTTTCACTCCGTAATGAACATCTACACCGGCCGCGGCTGGTATGAGCCGAACCCTGAGCGACGAGGACTCGACTGGCTTCAGCGCTCGTACCCGATTCATGTTACCAGAAGCGCTGGCTAAGCCGAGACGATACGCAACCCCTTCATAACGGAACCTTGATGATCATCCCGCTTCTTGTGCATCTGTTGATTGTTTTTTTGGTAATTGGACTGGTTTACTGGATCGTCACGCTCATGATTGGGGCCATTCCCGGCGTGCCGCCCGTCTTCAAGCAAGTGGCAATGGTGATCCTGCTGGTCATCCTGCTGATCGTGGTGTTGCAAGAGTTATTGCCGCTTGCCGGCGTTCGCTGGACCGGCTGAACGCACTCACAACAAGCCGCGCGATTCGAAAAACGTCATGGGCGGTGGTTCGTCCATCATCTGATCCGCCGCTTGCATGATATTCATTATTCGCCTGTTGAGCTGGTCAGCAATGGGCGATATCCGGCCGGACTCTTTCATCATGCTCCCGCCCCAGGTCACGCCCTGACTGATCAGACCGCCGCGCATGTTTTCCAGCCATGTGGAATTGCAGAGGGCGAGGGCGAAGGTGCGGTCATCGCGCAGCCGGCCGGGCGCGGAGGCGCCGATGTCGATCTTCGTCATGTCCTGCACGACATTACGCATCTCTTCCAGCAGCGGGATCGAGCGGATTTCCAGCAGGCCGCTGACCCAACTGTCGCGCAGCATGTTCATCGTATGAAACTTAATCCGCTGCGAAACGATGGTGTTGTACTGGTAGCCCGGCCCCGGCGAATCGATCCGGCGATACATATGCCAGGACGATGCTGACAGGAAATCATCGAAATCGAACTGGCCGGGCGGCGCATGTTCCGGTCGCGGCGGACGGGTCGGATCAGCCTCCAGCTTCTGCGCGATATCGCGCTCGGCGGCGAGGCGGATTTCCGCCTGATACAGCTCAGAGCGCATCCGCACCCGCAGATCATCAAATGACTGCATGATGGCGCTGCCGATGCCGCCCGTCAGATCGATATTGATCCGGCAGTTGCGATATTGACCCGCCAGATAGGCCAGCACCCAGGCGCAATGCCGGGTCTCGGGTATTCCATCGGCCCATTCCGCAACCTGCACCATCTTGTCGGCGAAGACACGATACACGGCAACGCAGTGGTGATTGGACAGTTCCGATCGCCCGCCGGCCGGATCGGCGCCGATGACATAAACGCCGTCAGGATGCGGGTATTCCCAGACGCGCAGCTTGATCTGGTCCGGCTTGACGGCGGTGGTGATGGCCTCGACCTTGCTCAGATGGTATTCGTCGCCCAAATAGAATTCATACGCCTTGTAGCCGTAGCCGCCATCCTCAACGCCGCCCTCGGGCGCGTTGCGGATCTCCTGGATGCGGTTCTCAATCCGTTTCGGGCCAAAGAATGATACGCCGGACTGGACGAACGCCTCTTCAGCCGTGAACGGCTGGTTCTGCGACATATCCATTTCATTGGCGTTTGGCCGCGTCGTTTCCATCCGATACCATGCCAACTGCTCCATGGTGATTTCGAAGTCGTAAAGTTTTTTGACTTTGGTGATCAGATGGATCTCATCGGGCGTGGGCGGCGCCGTGCCGAACGCCTTGAACCGGCGGTCATCCTCGCGGATGCGTTGCAGGTTGTGGCTCCACCAGCCGACGAAGATGCAGCGGGAGGTGTGCTCATCCTCCATCGCCGCCTGCCACATATCTTTCCAGTGATTGTTGCCGTGGGCCGTCGATTCATACAGGTACAGAGCGCGGGGATTGTCCGGCGCCATGGCGTGACGGAACGATTCCAACCCCTCTTCCTTGCCGTAACTTGCCACCTCCGTCAGATGTCCGACGATGTAGCCCTCGCCCTCGCCCCAGGACTTTTTGGTGCCGGCCACGAGCATGTCGAGGCGGCTGTTGTTGCTGAACGTGAAGCCAAACCGGTTGTCCTTCGCCCCCATCCGTTTGTCCAAAGAGAAGGATTTGCCCATGAAGCCCGACAGCGAGGCGACGTAGCGGCGGACGGTTTCGCGGTTCTTGGCGGCGTTCTTTTCGCTGTCAGAAACGAGACAGCCGATGGTGTTGGGATGATAGGCGAGCCAGAACAGGACGATGGCGATGGTGATCGTGGTCACGCCGAGCTGGCGGGACTTCAAAATGTAGAACGTGTGAATGCCGTCTTCGAGGCCCTGACAGATTTGCTCCAGCACCCGGCTCTGTGAGGTCCACAGATTGAGCTGAATGCCAGTGCCGTCGCGGTCCTCGTCGGCGTGCTTGCTCTGGATACGGAGCTGCTTGAGGTATTTCCGGAACAGCGGCAGCCACTTGGGCGGCTTGGATGGGGCGGCGGCAATCTCACTCATGCGCCGCTTCTAGTGCGCGGGCGGGGGCCTTGTCAGCATTGGATCACAGACACGGCAGTAAGCGACAGCGGTGCCCGGCACGCTGCCTGGAATGCAGCGCAGCCAATCGGCTGAGCCGCATTTCACGCAAGACACACTCACCGAAGACCGAGCAACCAGAGCAGGTCGGCGGCCAGCAGGACGAACGCTATGATGGAAAGCCCGCCCACCGGAATCCATAACAGCAGGACCAAGATCAGCCGGGCGACCCGCTCAGTCATGCGGGGCAGGTCACGACGAGGCCAATCCGGCTGCCAGTCTGCCCGATCGCACGGCCGACAGACCGATCCGTTCTGGATCTGCCGGTTGCCTCATGCAGAGCGTCAACCTGCTTGGCTGGCACCTGACCACCAACGACCCCTTTGATCACCGCCTCCACCTTCTCCTGAAGCGTTTCTGATTGTGTATCAGCGGTGGTGAGCAGCTTGGCTTTCAGCATTGATTTCAGACGTGCGTTGTCTTCCTTCATCGCATCGAGCACGCCCCTCATGACCGCGATATCAGCCAGCAGGCCGGCGATCGTCTCACCCTCGGGGTTGATGGCCTTGGCAAGCCAGGAATCTGATGGACAGACGGCGCGGAGTTTGGTCATGTCGGCTCTCCTTGGTTGATGATCACGGCCCAGGCGGCATCGACAGCGGCCTCGGCAATATCGGCGCATGGCACCATCCCGCTTTCGCGAATGGCAGTCTCAGCCGCCTCATAGGCGGCGCTCGGCAGGCACATCTCATACGGCAGCTTGCCCATGAGGAAGCTATGGAACCCCCTGGCGCGGGCCAGCACCCTTTCCTGCCCACCATCAAATTTTGACATGGTGAGCTGCACGGCCAGCTCCATCGCGCGGAGGCGGGCGGGATAATCGGGCGGGATCTGAGGGGGTTGATGGGCCTCAAAATCATGCACCGAAACCGGGTCATCCGGCGCGGGATTTGCAAACCCCCTCTGCGAGTAAAAATCACTCATGCGGCAATCCTCCGACAGAACAGCACCCAGTCCTCGGGCAGCGCGGCGGCAGCCGCGTGCCGGCCGGTGACGCTGGCCATTGCCGCTTCCAGCGCGGCATCTTCCTCGGCCCGCTTGCGTTCGATCTGCTGGCACTCCTGCGCGGACAGCTTGCCGTAATGGGCGATGCCAGTGGCATCTTCGTCAGCAGCGGTGCAGTTGCGGATGTCAAGCCAGCGCCGCCCACAACTGCAGACACCGGCCGGGTAGAACTGGTGCCCGGCCACGAATTCAGCCTGTTTCCACATATCAGTTTGGCCTGTCAGTTGTGCGCGCCAAGCCGCGCAGCAGCATCGAACGGGCACTCACCGCGAAGCTATCAAAGGCCTCCAATTTCGTCGCATCGCTCACCTCCAGCCCCAGCAACAGGTTCACGAACGCAGTCTGGAAGACCGCAAACACCATCCCAGTGTCGATGCTTTCGGCCCACAACCAATCCATGATCTCCTGCGCCATTTTATTGGCCTGGGCCACATATTCGGGGGTCACAGCGGCAGCCGTTCCATCCCCAGCCTCTCTCTTCGGAATCAATGCACACTCCCATCTGGCACGACGTCAGCAGCCGCTGCCAGCATCTTGCGGCTGCGCTCGGCCAGCCGGTCGGCGATCTTGATCTTGGAGTCGTCGCTGAACTCCAGGTTGAAAATCACGTTGACGACGAGAAACTGCAACGCGGACATGCGCAGCTGGACATCGGGAAAGCGAATGATCAGCAGTTGCACGATCGCCTCGCCAACCGCGTTGACGCGGGCGATTTCCTCGGCGGCGACCGTTTCGGATTCTAACTCTGACATGGAACAACTCCCCTCGGCTGGATCGGCGCTCAATGGACTGACCCCTCATCCTCTGGGAGAGCCTTCGCCGCCTCGGCCATGACCAGGATCTCACCAGTTTGCCGCGCAAGTAGGGTCAGTGTATCGAGCCGCTCAGCGAGCGGGCCGGGGACTTCATAGATTACATTGGCGATGACAAGCTGGAGCACGGCAAGGCCGGTAGCGATCCCTGGGGTCCTTTCTTTCAGCGTATCGATAATCGCCGCCGCGAGGGCGTTGATGTTCTCGCTTGACATTTGTTCTGGTGCTGTTTTGTCGGGCATTGAAGCTTCCTATTGACCGCCAAAACATACGACTTATGGCACAGCACGTCCAGGACTCTTCTTGTTCAGCTCTACATATTTTCGCGCCCGGTAGATCGTGCGGCGGGGGATGCCAAGCAGCAGCAAGGCGCCAACCGTGTGGCCGCGGCGCAAATAATGCACAGCGGTCAGGAAGTTGGCCCCTTTGGGCCGACCCATTTTGGCGCCGGTCGGGCTGGCGGCGGCTTTTGGCATTCCATTGCTATAACCGCGGGCCGGGCTGGTGTCGACGTGGAGATGATGGCTCATGCCACATCCCCGGATGACCCACGCAGCATCGAGCGGATACTCTCTGGGCCATAAGTCCGTCCGGCGGGACTCTTATACC